TTGTTGCCTACGATGCGACTCCCCGCTTAGATCATGCAGTTACATATCTTTGCGTTTTGAAAACACTGCATCGTTTAGGCTTCAATACCGTGCTTCCGAAAGAACAACCAGGAACACTAAGATTGATAGCACAGCAACAACTTGTCAACGATAGATTCTTTGATCTAGGTCTATATCCCACAGATGGATATGTATACAGACTAAATGACAATGAAGAGTTTCTTGAGTTAGGTTACACAGCACACCACCCTCGGGGTGCTTTTGCTTTGAAAGAAGTTAAAGAGGGCGTAATCACGACGTTACTGGATGTTGTGTGGCAACTCGGAAAGTCAGGGGTCGTTAGTCCCGTAGGCGTTCTCGAGCCCGTAGTGATTGATGGAGCTAACGTTTCAAGAGCTACGCTCCACAATATTCAGTACATTCGTGATTTAGACTTGGAGATCGGTTGTCAAGTAGAAGTGATAAGATCGGGGGATATTATACCTCGGGTTCTTAGACGTGTAGAAAAATAATTCTTGACAATCAACCCCAAACTATCTTATAATATACATTCAATTTTAGAGGATACCGTATGACTACAATTCAACCGCCTAGCAACTGTCCAAGCTGTGACTCGTGGTTAGAAGAAGTCAACAATCTTTTTTATTGTAAAAATGAGCTATGTGGAGAGAAACTTCAAAAGCAGATTGAACACTTTGCTAAGACTCTTAAAATAAAAGGACTTGGCCCTGCAACTATTAAAAAACTAAAACTAGAGTCCATAAATGATTTGTATTGGCTTACAAAGAATGAATTAAAAAGATTACTAGATTCAAGTATTTTAGCAGGCAAACTGTTTAATGAAATACAAAACTCTCGCAAAGCCCCACTAAATGTGTTACTGCCCGCCTTCAGTATACCTTTGATCGGCAAAACCGCCGCAGAAAAACTTGCAAAAGAATTCAATGACATTGAAGATATCTACTATGAGAGATGTAGGAAAGCAGGACTTGGAGAAAAAGCAGCAAAGAATCTTATGGACTGGATGAACACAGGATTCTTCGATGTGGCGGAGTTACCATTTAGTTGGAAATTTGAAAAACCTCAAGAAACCACAACCCACGGAGTTGTTTGTATTAGTGGTAAACTTACCAGTTTTAAAAACAAAGCCGAGGCTCAAAACAAACTTGAAGAGCTTGGTTATGTGGTCAAATCGAGTTTGACCAAGGATGTCACATTCCTGGTGAATGAAAGCGGTATAGAATCCGCGAAAACTAAGAAAGCCAGAGAATCTGGCGTTCAGATTATAACTAACCTTTTAGATTTTATTGGAGAAAAATAATGGCACTTCCTAAGTGGACAGATGAGCGAAGAGACGCTCTTATACATTTTGTAGGTGAGGAATCACCTGTTTCTCAAGCTACAGTTGCTGACGCGGCTGACGAGCTTGACACTTCTACTCGTTCTATTTCTAGCAAGCTAAGAAAAATGGGATACGAGGTAGAATTAGCTTCTTCTGCTTCAAGCAGAGCTTTTACAGATCAACAAGAAGCTACTTTAGCCGCTTTTGTTACTGACAACAGTGGCGAATACACTTATGCAGAGATCGCAGGACATTTTGAAGATGGCGCTTTCTCTCCGAAGTCAATCCAAGGAAAGATTCTTTCCATGGAACTTACTGCACACGTTAAGCCAGCTCCTAAGATAGAAGCTGTAAGAACTTACACTCCAGAAGAAGAGTCTACTTTTATTTCTATGGTCAACGATGGCGCTTTCGTAGAAGCTATCGCTGAAGCATTAGGAAGATCAGTTAACTCTGTTCGAGGTAAGGCTCTTAGCCTACTTAGATCAGGCGACATCGGTGCAATACCACGTCAAGAGTTCACTTTGAGTTCTTCTAAAGAAGATCCATTGGCAGGACTTGAAGATGTTAGCAGCATGACTGTTGATGCTATCGCAGAAGCGATTGGCAAGACAGCTCGTGGCGTAAAGACTATGTTGACAAGACGCGGTCTATGTGCGGCTGACTATGATGGTGCATCTAAGAAAGAAAAAGCATCAGCTTAATTTTTTAGACTTTATAAGCAGGCTCTTCGGGGTCTGCTTCTTTTTGATTCGGGGGGATCTTTTTGAACATCGCAAGTGCGTTGATAAAGCAAGTGCTCGTACTCCAAGACTTTCAGACTTGGAGTGTTACTCATAAGCAGTATCTGCCATCTGAGTATCATAGCCTTTACAAAGTTATTGACAAACATTGTGAGACATTTCATAAGATGCCCACAATCGAAGACCTCAAGTATGAGATTCGTGATTCAAGTACTCGTGAAAAACTTTTCGCAGTAGAAGCTGTAGAGGTAGACGCAAGTCCCGATATGCTTCTTCAGTACTTGAAGAACGAATATACTCAGAAAGAAATTCTGGACTCATTAGAAGATTATGTCGAAAATTCAGTAGCATTTGAGGATGCTCAAGAATCAGTAGATCATCTACACCAAATCGTCATGGACGTAGAGGACAAGGTTGATTTGGAAGATCCACAGGAAAGTATGCAACGTATTGAACTGTTTGAGCCAGAAGAAGATTTAGCCAGATACATACGTCTCGGTCTCAATAGAGAATATGACCATGAGATACAGTTCTCTCCAAGAGATTTGATTATGGTCGGTGGACGTAGAGGTGCTGGTAAATCTGTTATTTGTGCAAACATTGCAAACAATGTTTACGAAAGTGGTAAATCGGCTGTGTATTTTACTATAGAAATGGATAGCCGATCTATCCTTCAACGTTGTTGTTCTATCGCAACAGAGATTCCTTTTGCAAGACTTCGTACCCAAAATCTTAGTATTCTCGAATGGGAGAAGGTTGCAACCTGGTGGTCTAATAGGTATGTGGATGGACAAGACCGCTTGAACGAGTACAAAGAACATCGTGACTTTAAAAGATTCCATGATAAACTAAAAACTAGTTGTGAGCTTCTCCCGACTCAACAGCTAGATATTGTGTATGATGCAGGTCTTACCCTATCGAAGATTCGTTCAGATCTTGATAAAAAAGTCAAACAGATGGATGTTGGTGTAATTATAGTTGATTACATAAATCAAGTAAAGCGGTCGAGTCTACCATCGAGAGGTGGTCAATATGACTGGACAGAACAGATCGAAGTAAGTAAAGCTTTGAAATCGATGGCACAGGAGTTTGAAGTACCTGTATTTTCTCCATATCAAACAGACGCTAGTGGTGAAGCACGTTTTGCAAAAGGAATTTTAGATGCGGCAGATGCAGCATATTCTTTAGAAACATGGGATCATGAGGATGCTTGTATTACACTTAACTGTGTAAAAATGCGATCTGCCTCTATGAAATCCTTCACCTCAACAGTTGATTGGGACACTCTTAAGATTGGCCCAGATACTGCACTCACTCCAAAAGAAAGAGAAGACTCTTCACACAAAACAGGAGAAGACATAGATGATATCTAGAAAAGATATGATACAACTTTCTGAGAAAGACCTTCAGAATTCAGAGTTTGCTTACATAATTCTTACAATAAAAGTGTCTAGTATAAAGCCTGTGCAGGAAGAGAGACTTCCTCTTTCAAAAAAATATTTTGATAGATTTATAAAAGTATTAAATAATACACATAAACCTCTCATCATAGATGAAAACTTTATATTAATAGACGGACATCATAGGTTAGATGTGTTAAGAAAGTTAAAAAGAAAAGAAACAAAAGTAATCAAAATATACGCGACCTTTAAAGAAATCCTTAATGCCTTCAAAAATAGTTCTTGACATCATATCTTAAATTAAGTATAATATACTCTTGACTAAAAAAGGATCAGCAATATGGCAATTATGTTTGGTAGTTTACGACACACTTATTCAGGTAGAAAAAGAAAAGCCTTGCCTAGAGCAAGTAATTATGAAAAAGAGTTCAAACCTTTTGAACCAAAGCCTGTATACAGACGAGAGACAAAACAGTACAAGTCTCTAAATGATATGGCTCAACCTTGTTTAGCAGTTGATAGAAGTTATACAAAGGATGCAAAGTTTATAGTTGCTCCCGCATATAATAAAGGTGCATATCAAGTTATTAGTAAAGAAAATATTAAGGATATTGGTAGATGACAGTTGAAGAGTTATTGGCTTCACGAAATGTTTACTTCATACCAAAAGGTGCAGACTGTTTGGTAAGTTGTCTACACCCTGATCACGAAGATAGAAATCCAAGTATGAGAATTGATAGAATTACAGGTATCTTTCAATGTTTTTCATGTGGATTTAAAGGTAATATATTTCATCATTTTGGAGAAAAGGCAAACTACTTACAAGTAAGAAGGGAGTTACTAAAGAAAACTATTCGTTCAAAAAGGTCTGAAAGTATTGGTTTGTCCTTTCCAAAGAATATAGTACCATACATAGGTAACTGGAGAAATATTAAACCAGCAACCTACAAACGATTTGAAGCATTTCAACATCACGACCCAGATCATATTGGAAGAATAGTATTCCCAGTACGAGACATATCTGGAAGAATAGTTGCTTTCAATGGGAGGCATACTACAGGAGGAACTCCTAAGTATATGATCTCGCCTGCAGGTGCAAAGATGCCTTTGTTTCCTGTAGTAGAACCAATACAAGGCTCAGTAATACTTGTAGAAGGAATCTACGATATGATAAATTTACATGACAAGGGACTGACAAATGCAGTCTGTTGTTTTGGAACAAAGAATATAAATGAAGAAAAATTAAAAATGCTTTCAATACAAGGAGTAGAAAGTGTTGATATATTTTTTGATGGCGATGACGCAGGACAAACTGCGGCACGAGAAGTAAGAGAGATGGTTGAGCGAGTAGGCTTACACCCCAGGAATGTGCATCTAAAAGATAGTGATCCAGGTGCATTAACAGAAACAAGAGTAGAAAAATTAAAGAGTAAATTATATGGCTAACGTTGCCCTAATAGAAACGAAACAAAGTAAAACAAACTTTAAAAAAGAATTTGACAACGCATTTGATTTTGACCAATATCAGCTATGTTCTGATCCAAGTATTAAGAAAGTTTTAAAACGAGATTGTGATATTGAAATAGATACAGATGCATATGACTGGGTAATACTTGTAGGTAGTGATGCTTTGAAGTATTTTACACCGATTAACTCAGTTACAGAATATTCTGGTAAGAAAGTAGAAAATAAGTTCTTACCAGTTATAAACCCATCAATGCTAGCATTTAAACCAGAAGCAAGGAGAACATGGGAAGACTCAAAGAAAAATATTATAGATTACATCAGTGGAAACGTAGAAGATGTAGTTGTTACAGAGGAAATGGCAAGAGGTATACAAGATACAGACGAAGCTAATAACTGGCTGTGTTCTTGCATTAACTCTCAACCACCCTACGTTGCCCTAGACTCAGAGACTACAGGACTGTACCCAAGAGACGGTCATATGATTGGCATTTCTCTTTGCTATGATGGAGTCAATGGAGTTTATATAGATACAGAATGTTTTGATGAAAGAACAGAAGCTTTGCTTCAAACACTGTTCAATCAAACAACAGTAATCTTTCGTAATGCTAAGTTTGATATGGCATTTTTTGAGTATCATTTCAATTCAAAGTTTCCAAGTTTTGAAGACACAATGCTACTACACTATCTTATAGACGAGAATCCAGGAACACATGGCTTGAAACAATTAGCTATGAAGTTTACAAAGTTCGGAGACTATGAGAAACCAATGTATGATTGGATAGATAATTATAGAAAAGAAAAAGGTGTACTCAAGAATGATTTTACTTGGGACTCTATACCTTTTGAAATAATGAAAACATATGCTGCAATGGATGCAGTAGTAACGTTTCAAATATACGAAAAGTTTGTAAAAATAAAACAAAACAAACGACTCAAAAAAGTATATGATGAAATATTAATCCCAGGGTGCAGATTCCTTACAGATGTTCAAGATAATGGTGTACCTTTTGATAAACTTAGACTTATCAAATCACAATCTCTTATGCAACAGCAGATAGATGATGCCATTGAAGAAATGTATAAAGAACCTGCCATACGAAAATTTGAAGAGATAAATGGAAAAGATTTTAATCCTAATAGTACTGTACAGCTTCGTAGTCTATTGTTTGACTTCGTTGGCCTCAATCCAACTGGTAAAAAGACTGGCACTGGAGCACATTCAACAGATGCGGAAGTTCTTGAGGAGCTCTCTAGACAATCCCACATCCCGAAACTCATTCTTGAAATACGACAAAAGTCCAAGATTAAAAATACTTATTTGGACAAAATCTTACCGCAGTTGGATCTTGATAGTAGACTCCGTACAGGTTTTAACCTTCATGGTACTACTTCTGGCAGGCTTTCTTCTAGTGGCAAACTCAATATGCAACAACTGCCTCGAGACAACCCTATAGTAAAAGGATGTATAAAAGCAGCACCTGGAAATAAAATAGTTGCAATGGATTTAACCACAGCAGAAGTATATGTTGCGGCAGTTTTAGCAAAAGATACAGCACTTATGGATGTATTTAGATCTGGAGGTAATTTTCACTCTACCATTGCACACAAAGTATTTAAACTAAAATGTTCTGTAGAAGAGGTAGCAGAACTATATAGTACACAACGTCAAGCAGCAAAAGCAGTTACATTTGGAATTATGTATGGAGCTGGCCCTGCAAAGATTAGTGAACAAGTAACAAAAGACTCAGGAACATATTTTAGTAGACATGAAGCACAAGAAGTAATTAGTGAATACTTTAGTGCTTTTCATAAACTAAAAGCATGGATAGAAGAGAACCAAAAATTTATTCAACAAAACGGATTCATTTACAGCTTCTTCGGAAGAAAAAGGAGACTACCAAATGTCGCATCGACAGACAAAGGCATCCAGAGCCATAGCGTTAGGTCTGGTCTTAACTTTTTGGTGCAGTCTGCTGCTTCTGATATTAACCTTCTCGGGGCAATAGATATGAATGAGTATATCAAAGCAAATAAACTAAAAAGTCGTATTTTTGCTTTGGTACACGATTCAATACTTGCAGAGGTGCCAGAAGACGAAGTAGACCACTACAAAGATAAACTAGCACACTTTGTACAGTTAGACCGAGGTTTGTCAATTCCAGGAACTCCAGTAGGGTGTGACTTCGAAATAGTTCACGAAGACTACTCTGGTGGTAAGTTTGAGAAGATGTATGGTAATTACTTATAGACAGTTTAAAAATTTAGATTTCCCTTTATTTTTACTTGGCTCATCCAACTGGGAGTTAGTAGATGGACTACTGCTCTTAGATGGAGAGCTACTGGACGATAAGAATATGCCAGGAGATACATTAGGTCTTAGACGAATGTTGACCCCTCATAAAAAACAATATCATCTTAAAGAAATGGTAACAACTGCAAATGGTTTGATGAAACAAAAAACAAAATATTTTATTGATAATAGTGGTAGACCATTTATTTATGAAAAGATAGAGTTTGCAAAACTAAAATATTTAAAAATAAAAAAGATAGATTATAAAACAAAAGCATGTTTACTTTGGGTGCATGGATGTAGTTTTCCATTTACAATACCACGTCCACCACAGCCAGGGTATACATGGGCAGGAATATTACACATTAGAGACAATCCATGGCTTTTGTATGAGTATGCAGAAGAAAAATTAAAAGATACACGAAGAAAAATATGAAAGCAGTAATGAGTCACAGAATCTATATGGATTGTCCTGCCGAACTACAAGAGCAAATTGATAGAGAGCTTACATACACAATACCTGCACACAATCCTTTAGATCCGCCACAGGTTATAAAGAATATGGGAATTATTCGTAACGGCTTGATCTCATTACCGATTGGAAGAACGGATCTAATACCAGATCACTACGAAATAGTAGATAAACGAATAGATAAGCCAGTAGACTTTCCAAAATTTAAGTATACTTTGCGAGATAGTCAAAAAGCGGTTTATGATGAAATCATAGACAATGCAATAATAAACGCATGGGTCAGTTGGGGAAAGACTTTTACAGGTTTAGCAATCGCAGGCAAACTAGGACAGAAAACACTTGTAGTTACACATACAGTACCACTTCGAAATCAATGGGCAAAAGAAGTACAAAAAGTATTCGGTATTACACCTGGCATCATAGGCAGTGGTAAGTTTGAAATTGATGCTCCTATCGTCATTGGGAATACACAAACACTTTATCGTAATATAGAAAAGATTCGAAAGGAGTTTGGCACTATTTTATTAGATGAGATGCATCACGTTAGTAGTCCTACTTTTTCCAAAGTGATTGATACAAACTATTGTAGATATAAGATTGGATTATCTGGAACAATAGAAAGAAAAGATGGAAAGCATGTTGTATTTCGAGATTACTTTGGGAATACAGTATTCAAACCACCAAAAGAAAACTATATGACACCTATAGTACATATTGTACCGTCTGAAATAAGATTCATGGATGGTGCAAAGATACCTTGGGCAAACAGAGTAACAAAATTAGCAAATGACGAAGAATATAGACATACAATCGCAATGCTAGCGGCCGCCTACGCGGCAAGAGGGCACAAAGTCTTAGTTGTAAGTGACAGAGTAGGATTTCTAAAATCTTGTGCTGAACTTACAGGAGAGAAAGCAATATGCGTAACTGGAGAGGTTCCACACGAAGAACGAGAAGAAATGATCGACAAAATCTTGTATGGAAAAGCAGAGGTTCTGTATGGAACACAAGCAATCTTTTCAGAAGGCATATCAGTTGATAATCTAAGCTGTCTAATCTTAGGCACTCCCATCAACAACGAGCCTCTACTTACACAGCTAGTAGGTAGAGTAATTAGAAAACAAGAAGGAAAAAAGGATCCAGTTATCATTGATATTCATCTCAAAGGAAATACTGCCAGAAAACAAGCCTCGAACCGTGTAGGGTTCTACATGAAACAGGGCTGGAAGATGACATACCTTTAAAAAATATTTCTTGACAATTTGGTGAAATTTAAGTATAATATATGTTCTTATTTGATTGGAAGAAGGTTTATGATACGGCACAGGGAGATATTTACACCTGTAATTTAATAATGTCAATGCTTATCAAGGGTACTATCCCTAAAAATAAGTTTGACCCGCTTTATAAATTTTCAAGTAAAAACTTCACAGGATCGTCTTTTCTGGTTCATCCAGACGTCCTCATGTACCATTCTTATAAGTACACCCAAAGAGAGATCGCAATATACTATGCTCTAGCTTCAATACGAAGCTATGGAGAGTATGTTGCGACTGGAAAAATAACATTAGATTCGTTGCACTGTCCAACGTCTCTAAATTTCATAACAGACAACAGGCTACTTGTAGTGGACGATACAGATATATACTTCCGCTATGAAGAAGTCACGGAGACAATACACTAATGGCTATACAATTTAATCAACACAAGGGCTCTGCCCAAAAAACTTCCATTGAGACATTTCAGTATGTCGATGGCGACAACAAAATGAGAATCGTAGGTGACATACTTGCAAGATATGTCTACTGGATTCAAGGCGAAAATGCAAAGAATATTCCTTTGGAGTGTCTATCATTCGATAGGAATACAGAAAAATTTAATAATTTAGAGAAAGACTGGGTGCGTGAGTACTATCCTGATCTCAAGTGTGGCTGGAGTTATGCAACTCAGTGCCTTGACAATGGAAAAGTCAAAGTAGTAAATCTAAAGAAGAAACTTTGGGAGCAGATAATTACTGCTGCTGAAGATTTAGGAGATCCCACAAACGTAGAAACTGGATGGGATATTTGTTTCAAGAGAGTAAAGACTGGGCCTCTACCTTATAATGTAGAGTATCAATTACAAGCTCTCAAGTGTAAGCCACGTGCGCTTACAGAAGAAGAGTTAGAAGCTATTTCTGATCTAAGGTCAATGGATGATGTTATGCCTCGTCCAACTCCAGATGCACAGAAAGAACTTTTAGACAAAGTAAGAAACCTAGGTGCTGAGACTGATGACGAAGCACTTGAAGAAGAGTTCAATGTAGGATGATTTTATTTACGGCAGATTGGCACGTCAAGCTAGGACAGAAGAATGTTCCTATAAAATGGGCTATCAACCGTTATCGTTACTTTTTCGAGCAAGTTTATGAACTGGAAAGCCAGTGTAGTATGCACATAATTGGTGGTGATCTTTTTGATCGTCTACCAAATATGGAAGAGTTGGAGTTATACTTTTCGTTTATTCGTAGAGTTACAATTCCAACAATTATATTCGATGGAAACCATGAAGCTACAAAGAAAAATAAAACTTTCTTTACACAGCTCAAACAAGTTTCTCGTGATATAAACCCTCTCATCAATGTAGTTGACATATCCTACATTGATGAGGAACTGGGTTACGGCATACTACCTTATGCTGATTTGCATAGAAAAGGTGCGATAGATCATTTTGATAAAACAAAGCCTTTGTTTACTCACGTAAGAGGAGAGATACCGCCACACGTAAAACCAGAGATTGATCTCGATTTATTCGAGGACTTTCCAATAGTATTTGCTGGAGACCTACACTCACACAGCAATACACAAAGAAATATAGTATATCCAGGAAGTCCGATGACTACATCCTTCCATCGAAACTTGGTAAAAACTGGATATATTCTTATAAATGAAAATGACTGGAGTTGGATGTGGGAAGAGTTTCATTTACCACAATTAATTCGTAAAACAGTAAGAAGTGAAGCTGAAATGATTCCTACAGACTTTCACCACACCATTTATGAGATAGAAGGAGATATACAGGATTTAGCCGCTGTAAAAAACTCAGACTTGTTAGATAAAAAAGTAGTAGTAAGACAATCAGAAACATCTCTAATTATGGACAAAGAGATGACAATACAAGAAGAGTTAATAGAATACTTAACATATATTCTACAAATAAAAGAAGATAAAATACCAGACATAATAGGAACATATAATGATTACACTTCAAACCTTGAAATGGGATAACTGTTTTAGTTATGGTTCTGGTAATGAGTTAAACCTAAACGATAATACAGTTACACAAATTCTTGGAACAAACGGTATGGGAAAGTCTTCCATACCATTGATTATAGAAGAGGCTTTGTATAACAAAAACTCAAAAGGAATCAAAAAAGCAGATATACCAAATCGTCATATTAATGATGGTTATAATATCTATCTTTCGTTTATGAAAGATGAAGATCGTTATGAGATTACGATCAACAGAAAAACAAGTATAAAAGTGAAGCTAGAAAAGAATGGTTTGGACATTTCTAGTCACACAGCAACGAATACTTACAAGACAATACAAGAGATACTTGGTGTAGATTTTAAAACTTTCTCACAGCTAGTATATCAGAACACAAATGCAAGTTTACAGTTTTTGACTGCTACAGATGCAAATCGTAAGAAGTTTCTGATAGACTTGTTACATCTTGAAAAGTATGTTGAATTATTTGAATTGTTTAAAAACGCTACAAGAGAGGTATCAGCAGTCTCAAGTACGATAGATGGCAAACTTACAACAGTTGAAAACTGGTTACAAAAGAATAAATTGAGTGATACATCTATACTACCTATGTTGGATTTAGAAATTGACACATCCGAAGATGAAGAGGCTTTACGTTCTTTGGCGATAGAAATTGAAAATATTTCCGAAAAAAATAAAAAAATCTCAAAAAATAATCAGTACAAAAAGCTATTGGAAGCCATTGATATTCATAAAATTCAGGCTTCTCCAATAAAAGAGTATGAATCCTATGACGAATTACAAGAGGAATTAGGAAAGTACAATGCAGTCGCCACGGGTGCTCTGCAGACTATAAAGAAATTAGAAAAATTAAGTGATGTATGCCCTACTTGTGGACAACCCATCGACATCTCACTTGAGAAGAAGATGCTACAAGGAGAGCGAGAAGTAGCTTTGGAGGCACAAGAGAAAGCAAATGAAATTAGACCGCGTATCGAAGAAATTAAGAGAAACAATCGCGAGTTTGAGCGTTGCGAGTCTGATAAAAAGACTTGGGAAGATTTGTTTCGATTGTATGATCGTGATTTGCCGCCACACTTATTGGATCTGCAAGAGCTTCGTATTCAGTTTGAATATGTTAATCACAGATTACAATCGGCAAAGAAAGAACTGGCAGGACTCGCAGCAGAAAACGAGCGAAGAACCCATCACAATACCCGAGTCCAAGTAATACAAGAGCAGACAAAAGATTTTGAAAATCAGTTGCAAGAGTATAAAACTGAGTTACAAATCAATCAAAAACTTGAGTCAAATCTTGATATATTGAAGAAGTCTTTCAGTACAAATGGATTACTCGCGTATAAGATAGAAAACCTTGTCGGAGAGCTAGAAGAATTGGCTAATGAATATCTGGCTGAACTCTCTGATGGTAGATTTACCCTTGAATTTGTAGTCTCAAACGATAAGTTAAATGTACAGATTACAGACAATGGTAATGTAGTAGATATTCTTGCTCTTTCTTCTGGAGAGTTGGCAAGAGTAAACACCGCTACTCTCATAGCAATACGTAAGCTGATGAGTAGTATTTCAAAGTCTAAAATCAATATATTGTTTTTAGATGAAGTTATAAATGTTCTCGATGATTTAGGTAGGGAGAAACTTGTAGAAGTTCTATTGAGAGAAGATTTGAATACCTACATAGTGTCACATGGTTGGTCACATCCTTTACTTGAGAAAATCGAAGTTGTTAAACACGAAAACATAAGTAAATTGGAATAGAAAAATGACCTCAAACAGAAGAAACCAGTGGTTCAATGTAGTAGGAGAGAATAAAAAAGCAATAATATACTGGACACATCGTTGTGGTGGAGTGTTAGTCTCTACTCCCGACAAACAAGTGTGTCCTACCTGTGGAATGAGTGAGGAAGAGTATGGTAGACTCAAGAGCGAAAGGTGCACGAGGGGAGTATCTAGTACGTGATATGCTTCGCGATGCGACTGGGCTTAAATTTGAAAGAGTACCTTCCTCGGGTGCTCTGGAGTATCTCAAAGGGGACTTATATGTTCCCAATCAGAGAAACTATTATTGTATAGAGGTGAAAAACTATAAAGATTCACCACTTTCGGACAAGGTTTTTACACAACCAAAAACAAATAATTTAGTAAAGTGGTGGAAAAAGATAGTAATACAAGCAATTGGAGGCGATCAAAAGCCTTTGTTATTTTTTAAATACGACCGATCCAAAGTATTTGTCGTAACAGATAAAAAACCAGAGAATACAATAGAATATCTATTTATTCGATTTTTGGACTGTTATGTACTACTTGCAGAAGATTGGTTAAAACATGAAAAAGTGGAGTTTATAAGTGGCTTTTAATTTTAATGAACGATTAGACAATGCAGATGGCACACTAATCGTAGACGCTCTGAACTTAGCTTTTCGTTGGAAACATCAAGGCAGAACAGATTTTCGAGACGACTATGCAGCAACAGTTGCATCTTTGGCAAACTCTTATAACTGTGCAAGAGTGATTATCACAGCAGATTGGGGTTCCTCAAGTTATAGAAAGGAGATACTTCCAGACTATAAACAGAATCGAAAAGATAAGTACGCAGAACAAACAGAAGAAGAAAAACAAGCATTTATTGATTTCTTTGACGAGTACGAAGCAACACTTGAGATACTGTCAGAAAGGTATCCTGTACTGCGTTTTCAAGGTGTAGAAGCGGATGATATTGCCGCACATCTAGTAAAACGTAAAAAACAGTATGCTTTTGAGAATATTTGGCTCATCTCAAGTGATCGTGACTGGGATTTACTTATACAACAAAATGTAAGTAGATTTTCCTATGTTACTCGAAAAGAAATTACAATAGATAACTGGAACGAACATTACAGTGTAACACCTGAAGAATATATATCTTTCAAGTGTCTCACTGGTGATAAAGGCGACAATGTTCCAGGTATAGCAGGCATCGGCCCAAAACGAGCTGAACAGCTAATAAAAGAGTATGGCGATGCTATGACAATATACGATAACGTTCCGTTGGACGGTAAGTATAAGTACATTCAAGAGTTGAATGAAAATGCAGAGACATTACTCACAAACTATGAGTTAATGGACTTAATAACATATTGCGAGGATGCAATAGGTTTGGATAATTTATCCGAAATAAAGGAAAAACTGAAATGATGGATCAATATCAACAATTTATACATAAAAGTCGTTATGCTCGATGGCTTGAGTCAGAAGGAAGAAGAGAGACATGGGAAGAAACTTGTACTCGATATGTTGACTTCTGGAAAGAAAGAGGTCAGTTGGACGATGACGATGCAAAAACAGTGTTGAAGGCAATTTATGACTTAGATGTCATGCCATCAATGCGCTGTATGATGACAGCAGGAGAAGCCCTAAAACGTGATAACGTAGCAGGTTTTAACTGTAGTTATTTACACATAGACCATGTAAGAGCTTTTGATGAGCTAATGTACGTTCTTATGTGTGGCACTGGAGTTGGGTTTAGTGTAGAACGTAACTTCATTAATAAATTACCTGCGATTGCAGAAAGTATGCACAACACAGATACTACAATTGTAGTTGCTGATTCTAAGATGGGATGGGCAAGTGCATTTCGTGAGTTGATTAGTCTACTTTACGCAGGAAAGATTCCAAAGTGGGACATGAAGAAAGTTCGTCCTGCTGGTGCTCGACTTAAAACTTTCGGAGGAAGAGCAAGTGGCCCAGAGCCGTTGGATGATTTATTCCATTTTACAGTCGGTGTCTTTACAAAAGCCGCAGGACGTAAACTTACAAGTATCGAATGTCACGATATTGTCTGTAAAGTTGCAGATATCGTGGTAGTTGGTGGTGTAAGACGTTCTGCCTTAATTAGTCTATCAAATTTATCTGATGGACGTATGGCAAAAGCAAAGTCTGGACAATGGTGGGAAAGTAATAGCCAACGTAGATTGGCAAACAATAGTGTAGCATATACTGAAAAACCCGATTTTGAAGCATTTTTACGAGAAATGCAAGTGATTTACGAAAGTAAGTCAGGAGAAAGAGGAATCTTCAGTAGAGTTGCTGCACAAAAAGTATCGGCTCGACATGGAAGAAGAGAAACAGATCATGATTTTGGTACAAATCCTTGTAGTGAAATTATATTAAGAAGTAATCAGTTTTGTAATCTTTCAGAAGTAGTAGTTCGACCAGAAGATACTTTAGACGACTTAAAAAGAAAAGTAAAAATAGCTACGATTGTAGGAACACTACAGTCTACGCTCACACACTTTAGATATTTGCGTGTACGTTGGGAGCGCAATACTGAAGAAGAGGCACTTTTAGGTGTGAGTCTTACAGGTATAATGGATCACTATTTACTAAGTAAGGCAACTTCAGACCTAGAAAAGTGGCTAACGGAGATGAGAAATGTCGCGATTGAAACAAACAAAGAATGGAGTGAGAAGCTGGGCATCAATCAAAGCACGGCCATCACTTGCGTCAAACCGAGTGGCACGGTCAGTCAGCTCGTTAATTCTGCTAGTGGTATTCATCCCCGTTTTTCTCGTCATTATATTCGTAGAGTCCGTGGGGATAAAAAAGATCCTCTATCTGTCTTTATGTCTAATGCTGGTGTTCCTGTTGAGTCGGATGTTATGTCTCCAACAACTACTGACGTTTTTTCATTTCCAGTAAAAGCGCCAGAGACTAGCGTAACAGTTAAACAAACAGGAGCAATGGAACAACTAGAACTATGGAAAGCATATCAAGATCACTGGTGTGAACATAAGCCAAGTATTACCATCTATTACACAGATGAGGAATACTTAGATGTTGCACAGTGGATTTGGAAAAATTTTGATATGTGTTCTGGTATTTCACTATTGCCTTATAGCGACCACGTGTATCAGCAAGCACCCTATGAGGAAATAGATGAAGAAAAATATAATGAACTTTTTGCAGCAATGCCAAAAGACATTAACTGGGAAGATCTCGCGAAAATCGAGGTTGAAGATAACACAATCGGATCACAAGAACTCGCCTGTGTAGGTGGAGCTTGTGAGCTTTAAGGAAAAGTCATGACTGAAGTAAGTGAAAAAGAAGTACAAACTATTACGATGGATGATAAAGAGTATCGTTTAGATGAGGTTACTGATAAAGCCAAGTATCTTGTAGCGCAAGTTCAAGATATGCAGGCACAGGCAAACCAGACTCGAGCAAGACTTGATCAAATCGAAGTAGGTATTCAAGGTTTTACTGGCTTATTAAAAGAAGAGCTAGAGAATCCTACTGTTGAAGAACCAGAAGTAGTAGAAGAGTAAAGAAAAAGGGGCTTATCGCCCCTTTTTTATTACCAAGGTGTACCTGACATGGTAGTAGGTGTTTTACTTTCTGTAATCTGAGCTGCAACGGCTGTTTCAATTGCTGTTTCATCAACATCAGCGTGTGCTTTTACCCATCCAATTACATCTGCCTCTGTAAGTGAATCATATGCAATATATCCACTTTTTGAAGCATCAGGGGTAAAACCTATAGATCCATAGTATCTACCTGAATGTGTTACTGCGTCATCGCCTGAGCCCACAACTTCTGAATCTGTTGCCTCCCAGTGTGCTACAATAACACCCTTGTCAGAATCATTATTATACTCTAAAGTATTGATTTTCCAAGTTACTGCCATTTTTTATCTCCTATGAAGCTGTGTAAGCTTTTCCTGCGGTTATCGCATCATTTGAAGCAGTCATATCCTCACTGCCCCAGTCTGTTTTTGCAACCATAATTTCAAGATGCGCAACATTTCTGTCAACACAATCTTGTCTTTCTGATGCACTTTCATCAGCCATTTGGTTACCTGCAATCACATCATTTATGAGTGTTACAGAGTGTCCCATCGCTGTATAATCCTGAGCGAGTTGCTCAGCTGTTCTAGTTTCTGCCATAGCTTTCTCCTTTTTATGACTTTATGAGGATTATTCCTCTAGTTGAGCGACTCGTTGTCGCAATTCTTGTATTTCTTTTACCAACAGAGGAACAAGCTTTGAATAGTCAACTCCCATCATATCTGTTGATTTGTCTCCCGAAGATACTGCCTCGGGCACTACAGTAACAAGCTCTTGAGCTATCATACCATAATCTTGATGAGTTCCGTCTGATTTCCAATCAAACTGACGAACTTTTATATTATCTATTGCTGTTGATGCACTTCCAGCATCTTGTATATTATCTTTTAATCTTTGATCTGATGTAGTATTGTATGCTACACCATAAGCGCTAACTGCTACAGATCCTCTCTCAGTTCCTAAACCTCTGAAAACAAGAACACTACCATTAGTGCTTAGTCTGTTAAGTTGCATCACAACACCAGCTCTCGCAGACTGCATTTGTCCATCATTGAAAAGAGAATGACCTTCAAAAGAAGTACTAGATGAGGCATTCAGTCCATTAGTATCATCATTTGTTGTGTGTCCAATTAATAAGTTACCATTTATAAGTCTTGCTTTTTCAGCATTACCAAAACGAAATGTCATAGCTCGATTAGAGTGATAATATACAATACCACCATCTATAGGACTATCTTGGTCTCCAAAAAAGTATGAAGACTGTCCAGAAGAACTATCGGCCATAACTGTCATTCCTGCACTACTTCCGTGATGAACAGAAAGTGCAATACCGTTTGTATATGATCCAGTAATACTACTTAAAATACCATTATCTCCAACAACTGTTAATCCTGTATGTTGTGGTGAAAAAGTTCCAATACCGACTCGACCAGATGAGTTTATAAGCATGCGAATATTACTATTGGAAGTTCCAGCAGTGTAAAATCTCATATCGTTTCCAACTACTGCAATCGAATTCCCGTTATGTGTACTATTACTATCTTCTAAAATAATACTTGCATAACTATCACTTGACTCAAATTTTGCGATGTAATCATAAGTACTTAAAACATGTAAAGGTACATCTGGAGATGTT